AATGTCATTCCAAGAATAGCAACCAGTGGCGCAAACATCACAATCCACTTCATGACTCCGGTGAAAAAGAATTGCAAGAGCTCAGGGCTAGTTCCCACAAAATAACTTATAAGCATGCTGGTAATTACAGCAAGACTCATGTGTCCATACACTCGCCCCATGGCTTCGTTAATGCCCGAAGCTGAGCGATACGCTAATTCATTTCCAGTATATCCTGTTCCAAACATGTTAATCTCCTTGATTATTAATTAAACTTCCAGTCATTGGAAAAATTGCAGCAATTGCTTTGGCGCAAGCAACCGCAACTTCTTGATGCTCCAATTGGGTACCATTAGCACTACGCAATTCAATAAAGTGAATCCAACTACGCAATGTGCCATTCATATATAGTCGACTTTCTGTAAGCCCTTCTGGTAATACAGCACGGGCTTGTTCTTTTGCTATGCCTTTATCGATAGCTTGGGCATATGCGTTTTTAGATTGTTCGATGATCCATTTTTGTTTAGCTTCCCACCATGCTTGTAACTCTGTATCATCTGTTGAGATGCTGTTCTGTCTGTTTTTTGTATCTTGGAGTCTAGCTTCTCGCAATACAAACGACAGGTCTTTAGTAGGGTCAGCATATCGCTGACTGAACTCTTGGAAACTAAAACTTCTGTGTCGCAAGATTTGTCGAGCAATGTCTCTGGTTGTGGTAATTTCGATACAGGCGGAGACCATTTCGAGTGGGCTCCAGTGTTGGTGCTTGACCAAGTATCGGATAAGTTTTTCTGATGTCTCGGTGTTAAGTTGGTTGCTAGGATTGCTGACACGGGCGCAATACGCAATGAGTTCCTGTGCATCTCCGATACCAAGATCTGCAAATTCCTGTGTGGGTTGACTGTAGCTGAGTAATCGAACATCCATTTAAATTTCCTTAGGTAACAATATCAAAATTAATAGCGCAGCGAGGACCATCTTTTGGAACTCCACCACCGTGGTACAGTGTACCATCGAACATTAAAATGCGACCACGCTTGGGTGAAACACGTTTTACAATGTTGTTGTCTTGGTCAAAGATCACTGTGTCACCATCTGCGTCATTGACATAGTATAACACAACAGTATGTGGAAAGGGCAAGTCCACATGTGGCGAATAGTGTTCCAAATCTGTGGTATAGGGCATTAAAACAAATATCCTTGCTACAATTATTTCTTTCATGACACGCCCAATGTGTCCACATGCCAGCTGGGGTATCAGCCCAAAGTTAGGCAAGTGCTCTGAAAGCGTATTTGATGATTTTAACACATGAACAAAACTCATAGGAGCATACTGTTCTTCTGCTGATAATTCGTATTTGACCTTTAAAGAAACTATCGGGTGCATTTGTTTATCGCCCGACTTTCCCAAAATACTTAATTCAAAAAAATCTTGTAGATGTTTTGGAATTAAATCATCAAGTACTTCAATGTTCACTGCTCTTCTTCCGGTTCATCAAAACAAAGACTTTCCATTGTTTTATAATGTTCGTAGGCTTTTTTAAGTGCTTCAAATTTTTCTAACTTAGCAGGATCAGGTACTAGAATAGCAAGTCGCTGTTCCATTTTCTTCATGAACTTTTTCAGACTCTGTCCATCAACAGTAATATCAGTACCAGCTGCCATTTCAATACCAGTGTTGCTAATATGAACAGTGTTCGGAGTGTTATTAAATGTATAACCGCTAGTCCCGGTAGTCCATTGGCTATTGTTGCTAATGTTGTTGATAGTGGTAATGCCACCAACAGTTGCACCTGGGCTGTAATATGTAGAACTGGACGGCATTGAAATAGTATTAGTACCAGTACTCAAAGTATTAGTACTAAAGCGGCTTAGGTCAATTCCGTAGGTACTTGGGCTAAGAGTAATGGTATCAGTGCCACCCCAATCGATGGTATCAGTGGCACTGTCTTCACCAAGATCTACTGTAGAATCTTGATCGCTCATTTTATTAAGCCTTGGCTTCTTTACGGGCGTTCTTTTCTGTCGTGATTTCATTGCGGCGAGCTTTAACACCCTTGGCAACTTCTTGTAGAGCTTTACGAGCGCGAGTACCTGCTGCGCCATTACCTGCTGTAAACTTTGCGTCCTCTGCCAAGAATGCTTCGAAGTCTGCTTTTAATTGATCAACTGTTGACATAATATTTTTTCCTTATAGTTATGTTCTACTACTTATAATAGTAATTGGTGTGGTCGGTAGGATTCGAACCTACAAAGGCGATGTCTAAGACGTTGCCTCTCACCCTAACATCGTTTCCCAACGAGCTGGAGGTCTGCCATATTCCACTCACGACCACACTATTATTATATAACCTTGTTTAACATAATGCAAGCGGTTATCGGTTAAATATTAGCACTTTATGACAACTAATTTTCAAAATATTCCGTTTAACAATATTGTACGATTTGGACAACGCACAATGTTAAGCCAACCGTTGTTTTCTACTAGCTGGATTTTGGGAAGATTTTGCAATTATAAATGTAGCTACTGTTGGCCCTATGCCCGCAGTGACAAAGTAGATCACCAATCGTTAGATGTATACAAACGAACAGTAGATGAAATCAAACGACAGGCTCGTGAAAATGGATTCAATCAATTTCATTGGAGCTTCTCGGGCGGTGAGCCCACTGCTTATAAACAGTTAAATGATCTTGTTAAACATTTGGACGAAACCGAAAGCCCTTACCAAAGTATCCATATGACTACCAATTTGAGTCCCGGTAGCAAATGGTGGAACACTTGGTGTGCCAACACTGCGCTGTTACAACGTAGAAGTATCACAGCCAGCTTTCATGATGAGTTTGCCAAGGAACAAGAGTTTGGCGACAAGTGTTTACAGTTACAATATGAACTTGTACACGTTACAATCAATCAAGTAATGGTACCTGAAAAGTTTTATGAACTGTATGAACGCATGGAACGTTTCCATAAGCGTGGAATCAACGTAACGCTAAAGCCACAGAGTAATCCAACTGCATCGGGCATCGTTGATGGCTATACCGAAGACATGATACACAAGATGCAAACAGGATTTCCACAACGTGCTAATGGTGAAGACACTTACCAAATTGCCCTATATGAAGCAGACGGCACTGAACATTTATTCGATCAAGCAGAACGATTCAATGCCTACGGTTTTAACAAATTTAAAGACTGGGATTGCAATAGCGGATATCAAAGTGTTATAATAAGAGGTGAGGAAGTTAAAAGATCATATAGTTGTCATGATGAACCGTTAGGCTCTTTAGAAAAATTTGAGTTATTTAAAACTCCTCAACGCTGCATTACTCCTAACTGTGTGAGTTCAGCAGATAGCAAGATACCAAAATGCAAATAGATACAGAACACCTACATTATTGGATGCAGGCCATCCGCCAAAGTCCTGATCCTATGAGGACCATGGATGCCTTTTGGCAGGGACAACTTAAAAGCAAAGAATGGTTAATTACTAACCTTCGTAAAAATGTAAACAAAGTTGTCAGCATTGACATTCATGGAGGGTGGGTTGGAGTATTAGCAAGTATGTTATTCCAAAGCGACATCTGCGTAACTACTATTCGTAGCATTGACATCGATCCATTGTGCGAACCTATTGCTACCATGATGAATAAAAAAGAAGAGATGGCTGGGATGTTTCGTGCTATCACTTCCGATATGTGCGAAATACGTAGCGATGCTGATGTTGTTATCAATACCAGCTGTGAACATATTACCCAGGACCAATATGACTTGTGGTTAAGTGGAATGCCGCATAATAGTTTGCTTGTTTTACAAAGTAACAATTATAATATTCCAGAGCATGTTCGAACCGCAAAAGACCTAACTGAGTTTACACAACAATGTCAGTTAGAAAATGTTCTATGGACAGGCGAATTAGAATTGCCCTTGTACAAAAGATTTATGGTAATTGGACGTCAATGAACCACGCATTATTCTTTTCGTTAACAGGCAAGCGTTGGGAACGAGCCCTCTGGCCACACCGTGTGGCAACGTTTTTACGTATGAATGATTGGGACGCTGAAGTCGTTGACTTTACTGCTTTTTGGCGATTAGAAGAATTACAGGAACTAGTACGTTCACGTACAACAGACAACACAGTTATGTTCTGTTTTGGCACAGCATTTTTAAATCCGTGGAGTCCTTACTTAAATGAATTCATTACGTGGCTTAAACTATCATACCCCACTATACCTGTTGTAGTCGGCGGCAATAATGCACTAGTTACTCCAGCTGATGGAGTTGACTACTGGGTAGATAGCTATGGTGAGAATGCTATCTTGTCGTTATGCAAGCATCTTACTGGTACATTAGGCGCACCGTTACTAACTGATCCTGCGTTTTTTGGTACAAAGAAAGTCATTAGGGGGTTATATCATTACCCAAGTACACCATTAGACAGCTATCTAGTAGACTACGAAGCTCGTGATTTTATGAGCCCGTATGATTGTCCGCAAATTGAAACAGCACGTGGTTGTATGTTTAGTTGCAGCTATTGTAATTTTCCATTACTTGGACAATCCAAAGACGTTAGTGTTAGCAAAGAAGAATTTAAACGTCAAATGCAAACGGGTTACGAGAAGTGGGGCATTAAAAATTGGCGAGTAATGGACGAAACGTTTAACGATCGCCCCGAGAAATTGCAAAAATATGCAGAGGCAGTCGACGAACTAGGATATGATCCGTGGATATGTGGATTTGCTCGCGGGGACTTAGTTGTTAAACACAA